GTCGGTCATCGGTATTCACGGCGGCCTCTACTCGGCACTCTTGGCCACCTTCTTGTCGTAGATCTTCTTGAGGTCCCGGCGCATGAACCGGGTGAACTCCTCCTCGCCGACGCCGTCCGCCAGCGCCACATATCGCATCGCATCGTGGCACCATTCGTCGAAGTCGAGCAGCCTTCCGCTGAACGCGCTCTTGACGTCCGTGACCTCGGCGTAGGTGAAGCGGGTCAGCATCTCCTCGCGCATGACCTTGTCGGCCAGCGCCTCGATGGGCGTCTTGGGGCGGTTGATAATCCGGCTGTAGCCGTTCGCCCTCTTTGTCATAGCGTCGAGCTGCTTGAACAGCTTGTTGTTCTCGGCCGCGAGGCGCTCGTTGCGGCGCTGCTCGTAGTCAAGCTCGGCGAGCACGTACTGCTCGCAGTTGGTGATCTCCATCGTCATTTCACCTCTCGGATGATCTCGTTTCCGTAACGGTCAGTGATGGCCCAGTAGCCGAACATGTAGAGGTCGGGGCTGTGCGGCGGGTACTCCCTGAGCATCGTGCCGGACCACCATGCCTCCTCGGCCGCCCCGGTGCGCCATACCCACTCGGCCCTGAGGCCGCCGTCGTGGAACTTCCCGTGGCACCCGGTCGTGCCGGAGCCGCACAGGGCGAACAGCGGGCTGCGCAGCTCCCACACCCCGTTTGGCGTGACGAGCCTGAACGTCTTTCCCCACGACCTGCGGGCGACGTGGTGGCAGTTGGAGGCGCGCCTACCGCACACCGCGCACCGGGCCTGCGTCGGCTCGTATGCCGTGTCGTGCGTGTACCTCGCCCCGAGGTGGGGCTTGCCGTACAGCTCGGCGCGCTCCTTCGGCCATCCCCTCAGCAGGCCCGCGTCGAGGATCATGAGAGCCTCCTCTCGCACGCGGCGCGGGCGGCCAGCAGCCTCCGCGCGTCCTGGTACAGCCCGAACTCCGCCCTGCCCGCGGTCGTGCCCCGCGGGGCCTCGACCTTGGCCGGGTCGATGCCCGGGTGCTCGGACGCCCACCTTCGCTCCTGCTCGGCCAGTGCCTCCTCGGGCGTCCTGGTCGGCCTGAACGTCGCGGCCTCGACCTCCGAGGCGGTGGGCTTGCCGCGGCTGCGGGCCTCGGCGTCGAGCTCGCGCTGGCGGCGGTGCCACTGCCGGGCCTGCGGCTGCCAGTCCGAGATAGGCATGCCGTTCGACTTGCGCCAGCCCTGAGACGCGTAGAAGTCGAAGAACGCCTGCGGGTCGCCGTTGAGGCAGTTGACCCCGAAGTACGCGGCGACCTCCTCGGCGGTCGGCGGCTCGAAGCCCTCGGGCGCGGCGCACGCGTCCGCACTGCCCTGCACTGGAATGGCCTGGCTTGGTATGGACTGGTATGGATTGGTATATAAGGAGGGGTTTTCAGGTTCCGAAACCCCCGTTTCGGTAGTTTCCGAAACCTCGAAACCCCCGTTTCCGTTTTCCGAAACCCCCGTTTCCGAGGTTTCCGCATCCTCCGAAACCCCCGTTTCGGCCTTACTGGACTTCGGCGGCCTGCCGCCCTTGTTCTTGTTGCGGGCGGCGAGGCTGTTGTCGATGTCCTCGCGGAGGCTCTCGAACACGGCGCTGAGCGCCCAGTCGGCGAACTCCGGCTCGATGCCGTTGGTGCCGTACTGGATGATGGCCCAGCACAGCTCCCCGCGCGGCCCCTCCGGCACGCGCTCGAGGGCGGCGGTGAGCTTCGGGAACCACGTGAACTTGCTTGCCATCAGAACCACCCCCAAAGAAGCGAAGAGAAGAACAGGAAACCCGAGGAGAAGGAGGCGGCGAAAAGGGCCGCCTCCCAGTGGTCACGGATGGTGTCGGGCAAGCGCCCCATCAGAACGGGATGTCCTCGTCGTACACGTCCAGCTGCTGCTGGGCGGGTGCCGGCTGCGGCGCTGCCTGCTGCGGTGCCGGTTGCGGTACCGCCTGCGGGGCCTGCTGGTAGGCCTGCTGGGCGTTCCACTGCGGCGCGGGCTGCTGGGGCGCCGGATGCGGGGCGTACGCCTGCGGCGCGGGCTGCGGCGCCTGTCGGGGCGGGTACGCCTGCTGCTGGTAGCCCTGCGGCGCGTACTGCTGAGGCGCCTGCTGCCCGTTGGGGTTCTGGCTCATGAGGACGACCTCGTCGGGGATGATCTCGACCTTCGAGCGCCTGCCGCCCCCGTTCTTGTCCTCCCAGGAGCTGTAGCGAAGCTTCCCCTCGATGGCGACCTTCATGCCCTTGCGCAGGATGCGCGAGAGCGCCTCGGCGCGGTTGCCGAACATGGTGCAGTCGATGAAATTGGGGTAGTCCTCCCACTCCCCCGTCTGCTGGTTGCGGCGGCGGTCGTTGACCGCGACGCCGAAGCCCAGCACCTGCGTGCCGCCCGGCGTGACGCGCAGCTCGGGGTCTCGGGTCAAATTGCCCGACACGACCACTCTGTTGATGCTCATCTGTATGTCTCCTCTCCGCCGCTCGTCCATGTCCTCTGGATGTCGGCGTCTACTGTCTTGATTCGCAGCTTCAGCGCCATGATTGCCTCGCTCGATGCCTTGTAGAGGGCTTCGGCGCAGTCGCGCAGCTGCTTCTTCTCGGCTATCTCCTCGCGCCCCCGGCACAGGTCGCCGATGATAGTCACCGGCGTGCCCTTGGAGCGCTCCTCGAGGATGGCGATGCGCAGCGCCTTGCGGTAGTCCGCCTCGTTCTCGGCGTACTGCTGGCCGGTCCGCCTGAGCGTGTCCAGCTCCGCCATGAGGCGCTCGAACAGCTCCTCGCGCTGCGCGTACATGTCCTGCATGGCCTACAGGACGCGCCACGTCGGGGTGGCGCAGCAGCCGGGATGCTTCTTGAACTCCTCGTACTGCTCTTTCGACTCGAAGGCGTAGGCCGTGCCGCAGGCCTTGCACTTCGCCGTGAAGCCGCCGCTCTCGGGCGGCTTCTTCTCGGGCTTGTCCGACAGCGCGTCCGGGTCGCTCTGCCCGTCGATGGCGAACAGGCCGCAAAGCGCGTACTTGCGCGCGTAGCTCGACGCCATCCCGGTCACCTGCGCGTCGTCGGAGCCGCTCTTGTGCTCCGCCTCGCGGGCGTAGGCCTTGAACTCCTTCTTCTCGCCGTGCCCGTCCACGAAGAACAGGGTGCACGTGGCCTCGACGTAGTAGCGGTCGCCCACCTTGCAGATGTTGTCGTGGAGCGTGAACGCCACGCCCGCCTCCTTACAGGGCTCCTTGAGCGCGGCGACGATGTCCTCGAACGAGCGGTAGCTGAACTTCGCGAACGCGTTGTAGCGCGCCTTGGGGACGGTCACGGAGCGCTGAACCTTGGCTATCGCCTGGGAGAGCGTCATCTTCTCGTCGTCCATCTAGCACACCCCCTTGCACTTGATGGTGCCGGTGATGCCGCGCTCGCGCAGCGCCGCGGCGAGCAGCTCCATCTGCGAGCGCGTGGCGGACGGAATCTCGACCGTCCACGCGCAGGACAGCTCGGGGCGCGCCGCGACGGCGGGTTCCGCCCGGCGCCTCGGCGCGGGGCGCGGCGCGGGCTTGGACTCTACCGCCTCGCGCATGGCGGCGATGCGGGCGTCCTCCTCGTCGGCGGCGCGGGCGGCGTTGAGCGCCGAGCCAAGGTCGAGCGTGCGGAACAGTTCGCGCTCGGCGACCTCGTAGTGGGCCATGGAGTCGCGCTGGGCCTTGAGCGTGTCCCAGTCGCGCGCGACGGCTGAGACCTTGGCCTCGAGCGCCTTCTTCGCCTTGACCTCGCCGAAGCCCTTGTTGAGCCACTGCTTCTCGTGGAGGCGCTCGTACGGCACGACCGGCGCGAGCAGCTCCGCGAACGTCTCGTAATGCTCCTTGAGCTTGGCCATTGCGCGGGACTTGCGGTCCTCCTCGGCCTGGTCGAGCTGCGCCTTGATGCCGTCCGACGCGCCGTCGATGATGGACGTGATCTCCTTGCATCGCTTCTCGAAGGCGGCGAGCGGCTTGTTGTACTCGCGCTTCACGGCCTTCCGGCGCTCCTCTATCTCTTTCTTCAGGCCGTTGAGGTAGAGGCGGTCGTTCTTGGCCTCCTTGATGGACTCGTCCTTGGTCAGGTCGTACTTGGCGCCCTCGTAGTCCGCGACCTTCGCGCGGATGCTGTCCTCCATCGCGTCGAAGTTCGCGCTGATGACGGACGGCGAGTACGTGACGACGAGGTCGGGCGCCCCCTGCTCCTCGATGACCTCGGCCACGACCTCCTCGGCCCCGTTCTCCTCGGACATTACCTGACCTCCTCGTTGAGCATCCGGTTGTACTTCCTCTCGGTTAGCGCCTCGTCGATGACCACCGCGTGCTCGACGATCCACTTGGCGAGCCTCTCGCGCGCGTCCATGAACTTGTCGAACGCCTCGTCGGACTTCGTTATGACCGAGATGGTGGACATCGCCTGCTCCTCCGTGGCGAGGTCGGCCAGCTCGGCGAACATTCCCTTGTAGTCCTCCATCACTCGGTCACCTCCCCGTCGTGGCTCACGAACAGGATCTGGGGCTGCTTGCTCTGGATGGACAGCCAGACCTCCTCGCCGCTCTTGCGGATGGCCTCGAACGCCGCGCTGTCCTCCGTGTCGACCTCGAACTGCAGGACGGCGACGCCGCCCTTAACGGTGGCCTGCTTGAACTTGGCCTCGATCTCCACCGGTATGTTTGTGCTCTCCATTGCTATTCCTCCCTGCCTGCGCCCGCGAGCATCGCCGCGAACGTCTCCAATGTCATAGTCACGAACTGCTCGCCGGGGATGGCGGTCCCGCGGCGCTTCCAGACGACCACGCCGTATTCGGCCCCGCGGTTCCTGCGCTCGGTCTCCGCCTCGCGCAGCCACTTGGGCAGCTCGTGCCTTCCCTGGTAGTCCTTGCACTCGATCGCGATGCCCCGCCCGGCCATCGACACGCCGCGGATGTCTCCCGTGTCGTGCGAGCCGGTCTTGACCTGCCTGTCGATGTCGCTCCCCAGCCTCCCGGCGAGGTAGTCGGCGACCAGTCGCTCGAACCTCGTGCCCGCGTCCTTGGCGGTCCTCCTGCTCCTACTCATCGACAAAACCGTCCGATTTCGAGCGGTGCTTGTTGAATGCGTGCCTCAGGTGCGGGTAGCGCGCCTCCATGATGCGGGCGAGGCTCGGCGCGAGGCCGTTCTTCACGCCGACGTGCAGCTCGTTGCGCACCATGTGGATGAGGTAGTTGATCGAGACGTAGCCCTTGCGGTTGAGGCGGGTGGCCTGCTCGACCATGAAGTCCCACGCCCGCGGGTGCTCGCCTATCCACGCGCGCGCGTCCGCCATGTCCTGCTCGCCGTCCGCGCCGAGGCCGAATATCTCGAGCTGGTTGCTCATCGGCTTCTGGCGGTACCTCTCGTCGTTACGCATTGACCGCTCCCGCCGCGCATGCCGCCTTTGCCGCCTGGACCGCGCCGTCCATCGTCGGGAGGACGAAGACGGTCAGGATCGCCGCGAACAGGACCGCGGCGGCGATGAAGCCGACCATGGCCCCCGCCCTGAACGCATCGGAGTCGAGCTGCTCGCGGACGGTCGGTCGATATGGCTTGGGTGCTATGATGGTCTGAGCCTCATGTCTGGGGCTGTTTCGGCGAGTGCTCACAAGTTGGTAGCTGGGGGCGCTCGCTTCTTTGTATGTGTACATCTTGTGTTCCCTTCTGATGTTTCCGCAGGTCAGGGCTAGGGTGCTTTTTAGGGTCTTTATTTTTGGGACTTTTTCGCGCGGCTCTTGGCGCTGTAGCACCTCTGCCGCTCGCGGTCGTTCCGCTTGGACCTCGCAGCCTCCTCGCGCATCGCGCTGGCCTGCTCCCTGAGGTCTGCCACGTGGCCCTCCTTCGTGCACTCCGCGCACCAGCCGTTCGCCTTGTTGAGCGGCTTGAACGTCATGCGCCCGCACTTCGGGCACATCCAGCGCTGCCGGAGCGATATGCCGCACTTCCTCGCCTGGAGCTTCACGGCCTCGGTAGTCCGTCCGAGCGCCTTGGCTATCTCCTTGGCTCCGTCGCCGGCGTGCTCCCTCAGGTACCGGATCTCACGTGTCGACCATGGCCTCACTGTCTCTTGCTCCCCTCCTTCCTCTCCCATTCCCGGTATGCCGCCCGAAGCGTCGAGCACATGGTGTCGAGCGCTATCTCGCGCGGGGTCTTGGGCTTCTCCTCGTGTTCTTTGGCGTCCATTTAGGACACCGTCCGGTTGTCGGTAAGACCGAGTAGGTAGTCAGCCGAACACTTAAACAGGCGAGTCATCGCCACCAGTTTCGAGCCGGGGATCTCTCCTCCATTCTCATAACTGGCGACAGTAGCTCGACTCTTGAGGCCGATCTTCTCTGCCAGGTCCTCTTGACTGAGACCAATGCGGACACGTTCGCTAGCAATGGGATTCATTTGCACCTCCATTTCACTATTTGTGAACTTCACAATACGTGAATATAGATTAGTGCCCAGCTGTTTGCAAGCATGATTTCACTATTTGTAAATCTTTTTGTACAATATGCTCACGCTTAGAAACAGGAGGTAACCGTGGGCATGAAGTTTCGCCTCAAAGAAACGAGGCTCAAATACAAGAAGAAGCAGCCAGAGGTTGCCAGCGCACTCGGCATCGGCGTACCCATGTACTCGATGATTGAAAACGGGCAGCGCGAGATAAATGGAACGAAGCTTGTGAAGCTCGCCAGATTCTATGGGTGCTCTGTCGATGAGTTGCTTGGGACTGGTTCGTGGGACGAGGGGGAATGACCTATGGGTCTGTTCGGTGACATTGCGAGAGCCGCCGCTAACGCCGCTCTCAGCACGGCGAAAGATATGATAGGAGACGCTGCTGCCGCTAAGATTGGCCAGCAGGTTGGCGTTGGCAAGTCCATATCGTTTCGCGGTGAGTGCGAGCGCACCGTATACGTCTATTACGGCGAGCCGTTGAGGAAGATTCGTAAAGGTGATGTGTTCGATGCCGAAGTCGTGACGAAGCCAATGCGGCTGAGAAGCGAGCTCACGGGTGGCGTATGGGACACTACGGACAATGGCTTCGCGCTCGCGTACAAAGGAAAGGTGTTTGGGGCAGCGTCGGCTCTCGGAAACACGTTCAAGGACATTACGGAGCTCGGATACAGGATCACCGTGTCGTGCAGAATGACGGGATGGTACGCCAAGGGAATCCCAACCGTCGTCATGATGATCGACGAGCCCGAGGAGATATTCGCGTGGCTCGATGCCTGCAAGGGCCTTGGACGCGACGTCAGCTTCGAGGAAAGGCATTCCCCCGAATGCGAGTCGGCCGCCTTATCGGAGCGCACCAGGCTTGAACTGTCGAAGGCGTGCGGGCGAGAACTGCCGGTGGGCGTGGACGGAGACTGCGTCTACATCGAGGATGACAAGTGGACCGGCATGAGAAAAAGCGGGGTATTTCCGGTCGAGGTCTCCACGGAGCTGATCCCGACTCCTCGCGGGTCAACGGCGAAACCGCATGTCGCCGTCTTTGTGGATGGGGCGATGGCGGCCGATGTCAGCGCGAGGTGCGTGCACTACAAGACCCTCGCCGAGCATGCCGGCGAACGCCCCTATTTCGCCTGCTGCCAAAAGCGAGAAGGTCACGACGGCTTTCCCATATGGAGGGTGACCGTTGTCTATCTCGGAAGATAAAAGAGCCCCGTCGGCTAAAGCGGTACCAGCGCTGCCGACGGGGCATCTAACCAGTGCACCCATGCAAACTCAACTTGAAGGAAGGGTGACATATCTATTATGCCAAAGAGGGCAGTGATATACGCGAGATTCTCGTGCAACAGGCAGCGCGAGGCATCCATCGAGGACCAGCTGCGCGTCTGCCGCGAGTGGTGCGCGCGCGAGGGCTACGAGGTCGCGGCGGAGTACTGCGACCGCGCCGTGTCGGGGCGCACCGACGACCGCCCCGAGTTCCAGCGGATGATAGCCAACGCCGGCGAGAGCGAGATCGTCCTCGTCTACATGATGGACCGCTTCAGCCGCGGCGAGTACGACGCGCCGATATACAAGCGCGAGCTCGCCACGCACGGGGTCAAGCTGGTCTCGGCGCTCGAGCAGATACCCGACAGCCCTGAGGGCATCATCTACGAGAAGCTGCTCGAGGGGCTCGCCGCCTGCGAGTCGAGGAAGACCGCCATCAGGACCAAGCGCGGAATGGAGGGCAACGCCCTCAAGTGCAAGACCAACGGCGTGCGCATCTTCGGATACCGCAGGAACGGGGACGACGAGTACGAGGTCGACGAGGCGCAGGCGGCGTGGGTGCGCGAGGCCTTCGCGCTGAGGCTCGAGCGCATGTCCATGAACGCGATAGCGCGCGAGTTCGCGCGGCGCGGCCTCAGGACGCGCAAGGGCAACCCGTGCGGCCAGGCGATGGTGCAGCAGATGCTGCGCGACCGAAGGTACACGGGCAGGTACGAGTGGGGAGGCATCGTCCGCGAGGGCGGGATGCCGCAGATCGTGGACGAGGTGACGTTCATGGAGGTCCAGGGAATCAAGTGCCGCAAGCAGCGCTCGAGCGAGAACTGGGGCGACTTCGCCCTCGCGGGGGCGGCGCTGTGCGCGGAATGCGGCAGGAACCTGCAGGGCGTGAGCGGCAGGGGCCGCAACAACGTGAAGTACGAGTACTACAGCTGCCCGGGGTCGTGCGTCCGCAACATCAGGCGCGAGGAGCTCGAGGGCTCCATAGCCTCGGCGCTGAGGGAGCTGCTGGGCGACCGCGGCGAGGCGCTGCAGATAGCCAACATGGTAGCGGAGCGCGCGGACACTGCCGAGGTGAGGGCGCGCCGCAGGCAGGCGGAGGACTCGCTCAGGGCCGCGGAGAGGGGCCTGAGGAACATCCTCAACGCCATCGAGCAGGGCGTGATAGCGCCGGGCGTGAACGAGCGCATAGCCGAGCTCGAGGAGCAGCAGGCGCGCGCGAGGTACGACCTCGAGGCCATCACGGACGAGCGGATAGACCCGGAGCGCTTCGCCGACTTCCTGCAGTGCGGGACGGCGCTCGACGACGCGACGCTGCTGAAGGCGTTCGTGTGGCAGGCTGTCGTCTCGGAGGACGAGATACTGGTCACGCTGAACTACGACAAAAAGGGCGAACCCGCCAGATTGGACATCCAGCGGGTTCGAGCAAAATTGGAATGGTGCCCCGTCTGCCTAGATTCTAGAACCGAGATCTGCGCCGTTGGGACCGTCGTGCTGCTCAGGATACCACGGGCGGCGTAGCAACACCTTTTCTCGAGAAAAAACCCGCCCGGGATAACCCGAGCGGGCCGCGACTAGCGCCCGTTGATGCTCACGAGGCACAGGCCGATTGTCGCCACGGTGCCGCCGAAGAGCGCGCCGAGGACGAAAGCCAGCGCGATCATGCTAGTACGGGTTGCCGTCGGTGACGCAGACTTGGAGTCGGTCGAGCGGCTCGCCGTAGAAACCGGCGTAGTCGTCGCCGCCGTAGGTGGAGCCGTCGTCGCACACGGTGTCGAGCCATCCGGCGCGCGCGGTGGTCTGCGAGCGATACCACGCCTGCTTGTACTCCTCGCCGCCCGGGGTCACGTAGTACATGCGTACACCGTCGATGGTGTGGCCGGCGATGCCGGCGCAACCGTTCACGGTATCGTTGCGGTCGCCCTTGGAAACATAGTCAAGCCAGCCGTCCTCGATGGTGTGGACCTGATACTTGAGCGTGCCGCGATCGACTCGGGCGCAAAGGAGGTCGTGCTGTCGGCACGGGTAGCCCGCGAAGCCGTTGTCCCCGGCGCCGAAGTCGGTCACCTCGTCCAGCCAGCCGCCGCCCTTGAGGTGGAGGGAGTAGTGGACGGGGATGCGCTTGCCAGATGCCTTCGTGAAGCCGCCGGATGCCGCCTGAGAGGGCTTTGCCGCGGCAGGCTTAGCGGCGGCGGAGGGGGCGGGCGCCTTGCCGCCCTTCATCGCGTCGTACCACGCCTGGGCGCGCTGCATGTAATGGTCGCGCTGGGAGCCCGCAAGCTCGCCGGGGCAAGCCGTGGCGCTCCAGTAGCGGTGCGGGAACACGTTCTTGCACCACTCGGGGCGACCCAGGCCGTAGTACAGGCACAGGGCCGCGACAAGGTGTGCGCCGCTCTCGATTGCCTTCTCGTGGACCGTCCACGGGTTGCTGCCGCTGTTGGCGTGCTCGATGGAGATGGTCGTATCGTTGCCGCGTCCAGTGCCGATTCCGTCGCCGCAGGCGTAGGCGCGGTCGAGATCGTTGACGTGCTGCACGATGTAGCCGTTGCGGTCGACCGAGTAGTGCGCCGAGCAGCCGTTGGCGCCCCAGATGCCGTTGCACTGGCCGGCGTTGAGGTCGCCCGCCATGTGGTGGATCGTGACGCCCTTGATGCCGAACGGACGGCCCGCCGAGAAGTTGCGCCCCAGAAGCTTGTACTCGTCCGGCTGGACGTTTGCGAAGTCTGCCATTAGTCCTCCTTGATGTCGCCGAGCGCCAGCAGGGCGTCCAGCCATTTGTCCGTGATGCCGACCGATTTGAAGGCCGCGTAGGCCACCTGAACGCCGCCTACCGCGGCGAAGATGGACGTAACCCATGCCGAGGGTTCGGTCGGGACGCCGCCCGACATGGCCGTGAGGGCGCCGCATCCCGCCGAGACGGCGATTGCCGTCCAGCGGGCGACGTTGCCCGTCATCGCCTTCGTCTTGATCGCCTGCACGATGTACGGCACGACCAGGACCGTGCACACCGTGAGGCCCGCCTGGATCTCATTCATTCGATTGCTCCTATCTGTCGGATTCCTTGCTGTAGATAAGGTCGACGCGGTCGCAGATGTGGTCGACCTTCGCCGCCATGCCCTGGCTGCGCGCCTGGCTGTTCGCCAGGTCGGCGTGCAGCACCTCGTTGGAGGTCACGACGGACTCCATGAGCGTCTTCATCGCCTCCATGAGGCTGTTGCTGCGCTCCATCTGCGCGGCGATGCGGCCCTCCATCTGCGAGCGCTCGCGGTCCCGCTGCGCGCGCTCGTCGACTTCGGCCTGCTTGCGCTCCTCGCGCTTGAGGTCGAGCTCGCCCTTCCGCTGGTTTTGGCGTTTGTACTCCTCAAGAAATTGTTTCCCGAAGTAGAACGCAACGAGCGTCAGGAGCACGCCGCCAAGCCAAGCCGGTCCGTAAGGCGCAAAAAGTTTGAGCACTTCCATCCTGGGCGCCCTCCTTCCGCCTATTCGGCCGTGTACTCCTCGCCGGTGATCTCCTTGTACTCGTCGGCGGTGATCCACTTGCACTCGACGGCCTTGTGTACTCGCGCCTTACTCCAAAGAGGTCGGTCGTAGTACTTCTTGACGAGCGCGAAGTGCTTGGAATGCTCGTCGGTTTTCTTCGTTGGCATTACTGGTCACCTCCGACCGTCATGAGCAGGTAGTCGATGTTCGCCGTGTTCTGTTCGGTCTGCGTCGGCTGCGACGCCCGCTCGCGCATCTGGTCGATCAGCGCCGACACGTCGAGCGTCTCGCCACTGTCGTAGGCGGCGAGCGCCGCGGTGTAGGCGAGCTTTCGCGCCTTCCGCTCAGCGTACTCGTCATCGTCGATAACGCCCGCGTCGTGCGCCGCGTCGGGGTCGCCGATCTGCGACAGCAGATCGCGCAGGGCGTTGACCTCGGCCATGGTGCCATCTTGAAGATCGTTGGGGCGCGGCGTGTCTTCCTCAGTGTCCATGCGGACTCCTCTCTTGTCGGGGAATGTGCCGCCATCGTATTAGCGCCGTGAGATTGCCGAGCCGCTTTGATGGGCGCAAAGGAAGAAGGCGCGCCGCAGCACGCCTTCGATGTTTCTGTTATTTCGCAGCCGCTTCGCTTAGGCCGCTGCTTTGAGTTGCCGGTTCTCCGCTATTGCGAGGGCTTGCTTCCGCTTGAATCGTCCCTCTGGTTGGCCTGCATTGAGCACCCCCCCCCTGCGCGGGATTTCCGAACAGGCTGCGGTACAGCGCGTCCATGGCCCGCACGCTGCGGTGCGCGTCCAGCCGCTTCATGCCTCCGCGCCAGCTCTGGTAGCTCTGCTCCACCTGCTCGGGGGTCATGATGCCATCGGCGACCATGCGGGCCATCTTCTTGAGCTTGCGGCGCTCCCGCGTTATGGAGTCTCGGCACGGCTTCACGACTATGCGGCCCGTCTCCGTGTAGAAGATGCGCTTCTTCAGCCACGTGAACCCGCGCGTGAGCTTCACCACGCGCGTCTTGCGCGGGTTCAGCTCGATGCCCAGCTCGGCGCATTTGCCCTCTATCAGCAGCAGGCACACCTGCAGGTAGTCCTTGGACTCGTGTATCAGGTAGAAGTCGTCCATGTACCGCCCGTAAGACTCGGGGCGCAGCATCTCGGTCACGTAGTGGTCGATGCGGTTGGGGTGGGCCACGGCGCATATCTGGTTCGGCTCGCTGCCCAGCCCCAGGCCCACATCGCCCTGCGCGTCTATCAGGCGGTGCTCCAAGGCGACCACGCGCGGATCTAGCAGCGCGGAGGCCACCTGGTCTTTGACGGGTTGGTGCGCTATGCGCGCGAAGTAGTCGGAGAAGTCGCCCAGGAGGATGTAGCCCTCGCGGCCGTGCCGCCTCCAGTGGTCGGCCAGGTGGCGCTTGAGCAGCTTCAGGGCGTAGTCGGTGCCGCGCCCCTTTATGTTCGCGGAGTTCGCGGCTATGAGGGTGGGCACGATCGCGGGCACGAGCGCGTTCTGCGACAGCGACTTCTGCACCACGCGCTCGGGGAAGTGCACGGCGCTGATATGCCTCAGCTTGCCGCGCTCCCATAGGTCGAACCGTATGAAGCCCCGGCATATGTCGCGGCCCTCCAAAAGGTCGCGGCGGGACAGGGCGGCGTTGCGCAGGTAGCTTCTCATGTACCTCTGCGTGGACGACTTCCACATGACGCCCCGCGCGGCCTGCTTTGAAGCCTTGCACAGGCTGTTGAGGTCGGCCACGGTCTCAAGCGTGCACGCCTTGACGCGCTCGGCCTTTGCCTTGGCCCGCTTCTCCTCGCGGCGCTTGCGGCGTGCGGCCCTTCTTTGCTCTGAGTTCATAGAGAGCACCCCGCACGGCTTGCAATGTGGCTCTGACAGCCGCTTGAGGTATGGCCATGAAACGCGGCGAAGCCACGGAGCGCCGCGCCATGCAAGCAGCGTCCGGCCACCCTCGCGGGGTGCGTATTTACGGGCGCATGCCCGATGGTCGAGCCTTCCTTCCTCTCCGCGCTCTGCTTTCGGCCCGTTGGCCTACTCGGTCTGGCAGTAAGGGAATCCGGGGCGGGGGCGAACCCAGACGTTCGTCGCCGAGCCGTAGTTGGCATTGCCGTTGTTGTTGACGTAGCACACGTTGGACGAGGAGCCACCCATGACGGAACGCAGCCACCAATTGTACCGATAAACAAGGCGCGACCGCCGCCCATTATAGCGAACGCAGGCGCTCTAGCTCGGCCTCGGCCTCGGCTATGCGCTCCTCGGCGGATTTCTTGCCGGT